AGTTGGTAACATAATTAATTCCCCTTTCTATTTTTATGTTTAATTATATCATAGCTATCTTTATAAGTCAATAAAGCATTTATATGATTACGAACAAAGTTAGTTCGTTTTAATGTTAATATTTCCATAGCTACTCTTCGCATATAGTTTGGTTCAATATCTGCGAGTTCGCATATGTATTCAAAGTCATCTTTACGTTTACCATTTTTAGTAGTAAACCACAAGATAGCTTCACGTTTATACTTATGACTTTCCAAGTCTTGAGTATCCTTTTGTGTAGCATCAAGAAGTGCTTGTAAAATAACTGCGAGGAATAGTGTCCTCTCAGCACTTGTTGAGCTGATAATGTTCTGTTCAATTGTCTGTAAAAAATTATCATGTTGTAGCATTATACCATTGTCTAGGAATACCATCACTTATCTTACAGTATTCAAAGTTATGTTTATCACACCACTTTGCATACGTCATAGTACCACCTTTGTTTAACTTTTTATTTGGATTATCAAATGCAAACCTAACTGTAATATTAGGATTACACTTTCTAAAAAATAAATGTTTCTTTCTCATTTCAATAGTTAATCTACCCTTAACTTCTATGTAAGTACCATTAGGTAATAAGAAGTCAGGACAATAAGTTTTATTTTCAAACCATTCATACTGATATTTATCAGGTTCATATTTAACTTTTATTTTTTTATCTTTAAAAAATTTATAAACCTTTTCCTCTGAACCACTTCTAAACTTCATTTAATATTCCTCATATGAAAAAAGTTTCGTATATGTAAGCATGTAAATACTACACACATAAGTAACATATAATAACTGTCAGATAATACTGACCATGTAATCCATATTATATTTGAAACCATACCATATAAGGGTGCATGGTTATCTTTGTTACCATACACCCATACAGTAATTACTGCAGAAATTGCAGCTAATAATTCAAATACACTAACCAACGTCACTTAATTCTACCTCATTTACATCAGGTTCTTTTACAACCTTGGTTAAGTATCTTGGTCCATTCGCATAGATAAATTTTCTAAGTCCTTTCCCATCATTAGCATCCTCCCAACAATTAACTTTATAAGCACAGTAGGAACAGCCAACGTCAAGTTTACGATTACCACTAGCACCATCTGCAATATCGTCATAACACTTGCTAGGAATTGTATCACTTGCGACAACATTTTTAAGATGTAAGACCCTATCTTTCGCATTTATCATCTCCATATCGTGGACAGACATTAAACATATACGTCCACTCTGTTTATCAATAGCAAGAAAAGCACCACCTTTTTTGTTTTGTGCATCAGCATAAGCTGACAACTGTGCAATGTAACCAAAGGGGTCATCTTTTAATAGTGAACGATTAGAAAACTTTTTAAATGAATAAGCACTTGCTGATTTACAATCAGTAACAACACCATCAATCTCACAATCTTGGTGTCCTAATATTCCTTCAATCTCTAATTCTTTCTGTTCATTTTTAACTTCATGCCCTGCAGTTTTAGCTAACAATAAAAGTAACTCTTCAAGTATATGACCATAAGTAAACTTTATCTTTGCCCATGCAGGTAACTTTTCTTTTGTTATATCTCTTGACTGATACCACACCTGTCTATCAGGTTTACCAATCTGAGACATTCTTAAATTATTATTCTCAGAACGTGTGTTGAATAATTGTAATACACCTTTCTTTACTCTTTCAGCAAACAACTCCATATCTTTTTCACTAGGTTGTGTGCCATCAGTAATAGTCTGGTACATATCCTCAACTAAAGTATCAATATTTTTCATAGAAAAAAATAGGGGTGAGTTATTAACTACACCCCCATCTCCTTATTAAAGTTAAGGTTAAGCAGGTACTTCTGCAAATTCTGAAGTTGAATCTGAAGCACTAGGTGCATCAGGAATTTCTTCAAACTCACTCGCAGTAGTATTACCACCTTCATAGGCAACTAGGTTTACAACCTGAATAGCTTGTAAGTCAGCACTCTTACCACTTCTACCAGTTGGTTTGTGAGTCCATTCGTAAGTTTTATATAAAACATTTACGTCTGAACCATTACCAATCAAAGTATTTTCAAGAGGTCTTTTCATACCATCCATTACATCAGGTGCTTTGTTTGCACTACCATCTTTTCTTTTAGCTTTTCTTTTGATGGTAACAAAGTCTCCTCTGTCGTCACCTTTGTTTTTAATAGATAGACCATCAGCTTCAGCTTTCTTTTTATTTTCAGCATCAACTGCTAGGTCTACAGAATAGACACCATCTGCATCAAACGTAGTGTTTGGTGATACAACTGATGCCCAGTAGGCTTTACCATTTAATATTGGCATATGTTTACTCCTTCATTAAGGTTATTATATTTTCGTATTAACTACGAATATCTCAGTGTATAATTATAAAGTATAACAATACACAAGTCAACACTAATTAAAAATAAATTTAAAACTAGTGTGTTTCTGCCCAACTCAGACCAGTTTTATACTCTGCATCTAGTGGACAATTAAGGTTGAGTTGTTCAGTTGTTTCTTTGATTGCCAACTTCACAATCTCTCCCATACTTTGTATGTCATTCTTGTTTACTTCAAACTGATACTCATCATGTATTGAAGCTACAAGTTTAACATCCAAACCTTTTGTGCGTACATGTTTAATCATGTTGCGTAACCATACTTTACAAGCGATAGCACCTGCACCTTGTATGATTGTGTTAACTGCTTTATGTGCAGACCTTACATTAAATAGTCTACCATCTAAACCTTTTACTTTACCTGACTGAGCAGCTTCTTCTACTTGACTTCTAAAAGATTTTAGACGTGGTAATTCAGATAAAAATTTATCTATAAGTTGTTTACCAACTGCCATATCTTTTGAGCCAACTATTTGTGCAATCTTTTTTGCACCTGCTCCAAATAGAAAAGCATAAATAAATGTTTTAGCTTGGTCTCTATCTGATAGTCCTGCCATATTCATATTCTTTGTGTGAATATCACCATTTAATATCTCGTGTGTATACTCAGGTGTATTAATATAATGTGCTAACATTCTTAACTCTAGTCCTGAAGCATCAGTGCCAAAGATAACGTGAGTATCAGGCTTATCAGTTGTCCATACTTCTCTACATTCTTTACCATAAGGTGAATATGTAGCAGGTATCTGAGCCATATTTGGCGAGTGATGACTCATTCTACCTGATACACAACGCAAAGTAAGGACACGACCATGCACTCTTCCAGTAGTTTGATTAACAACATCAAGCCAAGAAGAGATTTGAGACGTTCTTTTTTTTAATAATAAATATTCAGCTATCAATTTAGCTTCAGCTATATTATCTATCTTTGATAGTACACTCTCGTCTACGATAGGTGAACCTTTATCAGTAAACTTGTTTGGTTTCCAACCTAACTTCATAAGTCGTTCAGCGATTTGTTTACGAGATGCAAGATTAAATTCTTGATAACTAACTTTAGTAAAAGGCACACCCTTTACATACCCACGTGTTTTATTATTTACTTTAGGTATGAACTCTTCCTCAATCTTTAATGGTGGAAAAGTTTTATGTACTTCTTTTTCTAACTGTTCAGCTTTATCTTCAAGCATTGCATGTAGACCACTAGCTTTTTGTTGGTCTATATAAAAACCATTGTCTTCTTGTTTAGAAACAATAGAACGTATATCGTGTTCAAGTCTCAAAGAATAGTCTGAGAACCTTTTACCTTCAAGTTTCAAATGATTATAAACCTTATGTGTAAGTTCAACATCACGTCTACAATAGGTAAGCATCTCTTCACTAAACTCAGAGAAGTTATTGAACTCAAGTTTATTAAATCCAAATCGTTTACCCCAGGAATCTAATGAGTGTCCATTCTCACGTTCAGGATTGTATAGCTGAGACATAATTAAAGTATCTTCAATCTGTCCAATAGTAATCTTTGTGCCAGTTAATCTATTTAGAACTGGTGCGTCAAAAGAAATACCATTGTGCATAATAATTTTATCTGCGTGCTTGTTTATAAACGCAGGAAACTTATCATAACAATCGTTACCAACAAAAGCATAGTTCTCATTTGTCTCCATATTTCTAGCGACAATACAATGTATCTTTGTTGCATCTAGTGAATCTGTTTCTATGTCAACTACTAAATTCATTATATACTAATATACTCCTTTATTGTTTTTAAATCAAATAGTTTTTGTAAACTTATTAAATACATTCGTGATGCGTTATGGTCACCACCATTTACAGATACCTTTCTTTCTAAAGAGTCCAGTATCTTTTTTAGGTTTTCAGTTTTAAATACTAACGTGGCATAAACATCTTCACCTACACATAGATTATGAAACCAATAGTCAGCTTCAGTTGCATTGATACCTGAAGGTTTGCCATAACATTCATATTCAATAGCTATGTTACCAGTTCTTTTCCAAACATCACGTTCAGATTTAACTTCAATCTTTTTATCTTGAAGCATATCTTGAATCATATCTTCTCTAACTTTTCCATAAGCTAAATCAATATCAAACTTCTTTCTGTCTTTACTCTTGGGTTTCAAACTCATCTGCATTCTCCTTAAAAGGGTTATCTATTTCAGTCATTCTACCATTCTCAGTAGAATAAAGTAAGTAAGAACCTACCCCAGTAGTTCCTGCGTATCTATTTTTAAGCACACGAATAGTTGAAGTATTCTTTGCAATCTCATCATCATCTTGTTGGTTTCTTTCCATACCAATAACTGCATCAGATAACTGTGCGATTGAATGTGAACCACGCAAGTGTGATAATGAAACTTGTTTACCTTCTTCGTGTCCTTTGTCATTGTCAAGTCTTCGTAAGTGACAAGCTAACAACATACCTATCTTAGCTTCGTGACATAAGCTACGAAGTTTAGTCATAAGAATATCAATAGCTTTTCTTTCATTACCATCATCTCTACCTGATATAATTAAACTTAGATGGTCAACGAATACCCACTTACAATCACAACCTTTAGCCATATAACGAATACGATTGATAACATCATCATCATCCATAGAACCAAAGTGGTCAAACAAAACTAAACGTCTATCACCTCTGAGTTCTTCAGACCATTTCTTTAAATCAGATGGTTCTTGTTTCTTCCACTCTTCAGGTTTATGTAGTTCTTTGTTTGCATGTATGCCTACCAAACCTCTGAATGTTCTTTTCTTTTCTTCTTCTAAAAACAAAAGTCCAATCTTATCTTCAGTAGTTTTCCATATATGGTATACGAGTTCACGAAGTAAACTTGACTTACCCATACCAGTTCCTGATGTAAGTGTAACCAATTCACCAACACGCATACCATATAATTTATTATTTAATCCTTGAAAAGGATAAGGTACAGAGTCAACCTCTTCTTCAACCCATAGGTCATCAACAATATCATCATACGTTACAATACCTGCAGGTGTATAAGGTTTAGCATCCCACCAAGTACGAGTAAACTGTTCACGTTTACCTGCCTTTAAATATTCATTAGCATCTTTCAATTCAAGATTAACTATCTTACATTTATTAGGTGGAAATATTTCTGATACTCTATTAGCAGTTTCTCTGCCAATACTATCACTATCAAAACATATCACAATATTCTCAAAGCTATTTAAATATTCAAAGTTTTGTTTACAATCTCTGACTGCTGAAGCTACACCATTCTTAATAGACACAGTAGCATAACGACTACCAGTCATTTGAAAGACTGCCATAGCATCACACTCACCTTCAGTAATTGTAATGTACTTCTGTCCACTTGTAAACAAGTGTTGACCAAACAATTCAGACTCAGCAAAGTTACCTTGAGTTGTAAAAACTTTAGGTAATGCTCTAATTTTATTAGCAACATGCTTACCTTGTGCATTATAAAATGGATATATATGTTTTGTTACCATTCCATTATTAGCTAGTGTTGTTACCCCATACTTACTTGCAGTTTCTTGAGAGATATTTCTATCTTTCAATTCAGTTCTGTCACCTACATATAAATCAGAATAACTATTTACATTATTTGTAATAGGTGTTACTTCCACTCCTTCTCCTTTCTCAAAATATCCACAGTCAGGTGTAAAGCAATGTGCACCATCAGTATATCGTGCAAGATTATCTTTACTCCCACATTTAGGACACTGTTCATGTCCAATAAATTTACTTTCCATCTTTAACATATCTCTTTCCTTTTAAAAAAATATAGTTCCATAAAAAATTATTAGTCCAATTAATATAAATATTTTTGTAAAAATTTCTTCCATGTTTACCCCCTAGTGTATTGTTTCTTTATTTTTTCCCATAACTGGTTCAAATATTTCATCACCTTGAGTAGGTGGTTCACCCATACCCAACGCAATAAGTTCTTGAGCAGTATCATTTAATGCGTTTTGCATTGTAAGAAAACCATAGTATTCTTTTTCAGCTTTCATTATAGCTGTAATAGATAATGCTCTTGCCATAAGATATACAGTCTCAGGCGAATCATACTTCTCAATTAAATCAAGAACTATAGTATGAAACTTTTTTATAATATCTTCCTTTTGTTCTTTGGTTAAACTATTTTCCACTATCAACTCCTTCCATCATTTCAACAAAACCATTTATATCTTTCATTGGTACTTCCTTTATATTAGATTTACCACTGGCAGTTAAAACAAAGTCAGCAACTGAAGTTGGTATGTCATCATATGTTTTATACATTGTTGTTATCTCCTTCCTTAAAACCTTCCATTATTATTTGTCTTGATTTTAAGTCGTTATTATGAATTATATTTATTAGTTTGTCAAGATACCATCTAGCTTTTTTCAAATCTTCTAGTGGCTTTCCCTTGTAATCGTATCTCCACATGTACTTTACAACATTAGCTTTTAAGTAACCAAGAAATTCTTTGTCACTCATTGATGCTTGTATCGCATCTATACATTCAATCCCATGTTTATTATAATGCTTGGGATTATTAACATTATCGTATTGTTTTATATGCGTGTCCATATTCTTTATCCTTTCTTTTTTTACCAAACTCTTTTGGTGTTTCACATTTAACTGCCTTTATTTTATAAGGTGGTTTTGTTTCTTGATAAATTTTCATTACAGTTTTCTCACAGTTGTCATATAACTTAGGTAAAACTTTTTGATGTATTTTATTGTCGTACTCAAACCATACTGTTATTAAAAAATATGTAAGCATAATTCTATCCAGTTAAATATAATGTTATCATTAATGTTAATAAAAAAAGTGCTATTAATTTATCTCTCATTATCTAATCTCCATTGGCATTGGTACTACACAT